GTGTATGATATTAATGGAGTATCTAAAACAGTTGTAAATCAAACAAGTGCAACAAATTATTTAAGCAGTAGTAACCCAAAGTCTGACTTTGTGTGTATGACTGTTGCTGATTATACTTTTATAGTTAACAAAAATACTACTACAGCAATGGGAAGTGCCACTTCTTCTGCTAAAGTAGAACAAGCTGTTTACTCAGTATTACAAGGGGTAAATAGTACTAAATATTCAGTTACTATTGATGGAAGTACTTATAATTTTACCTCAACAGATACTAATAGTGAGAACATAAGAAATGGCCTGAAGTCAGCTATAGGTTCACCTTCAGGTATAACAGTTTCAAATATTGGAAACTCTAGTTTCTCAATAGTTAAATCTTCAGGAACGCTTACAGTCACCGCTTCAGATGGTTATGGTAATGATGCTTCACAAGTAGTTAAAGATAAAGTTCAAAACTTTTCAGATTTACCTGTACCTGCAATTAATAATCAAGTTGTTCAAGTGACAGGTGATGCAGATAGTGGGTTTGATGATTATTATGTAAAATTTATTGAAGCAGATAATTTATGGCAAGAAACAGTAGCACCAAATACTAAAACAAGTTTTGATAATACTACAATGCCACATATTCTCATCAGGACTGCTGATGGAAATTTTAGATTTACTCAAGTAGATGGAAGTACATATACAATTTCAGGAACAGATTATTATGTGCCTACATGGGGAGATAGAATTTGTGGAGACATAGATAGTGTACCTGACCCAACTTTTATAGGAAGAAAACTAAATGATATTTTCTTTCATAGAAACAGATTAGGTTTTCTAGCAGATGAAAATGTTATTATGTCTAGAAGTGGAGAGTTCTATGAGTTCTTTCCTGAAACAATTACACAAGTATTAGATACATCTCCAATAGATGTAGCTTCAACTCACACAAAAGTTTCTATACTTCGTCATGCAATTTCTTTTGATGAAGAATTACTTTTGTTTTCAGACCAAACACAATTTGTATTAAGTGGTGGTGCAACTTTAACTGCGGACAATATATCAATCAATGTCACAACAGAATTTGAAACAGACAGAACAATTAAACCAGTTGGGGCAGGAAGTAATGTCTACTTCGGCTTCAATAAAGGAAATTTCACAGGCGTTAGGGAACTTTTCATTGCGTCTGACACAGATACAAAACAAGCTGACGATATTACAGCGAATGTGCCTAAGTATATTCCTACTAACGTCTTTAAACTTTCTAGTGCTACTAATGAAAATATTATCGTAGCTTTAAGTTCAGACGAAGATAATGCTCTTTATGTATATCAATATTATGTAAGTCAAAATAGAAGACTACAAAGTGCTTGGAGTAAATATACTTTTGGAACAGCTTCTACTGATAAAATTTTAAATATTGATTTTATTGAAAATGAATTATTTATAATAAATGAAAGAAGTGATGGTGTTTATTTAGAAAAAATAAATGTATCACCTGCATTAACTGATACTGGTGAAAGTTATTTAACTCACCTAGATAGAAAATTAAATAATACTCAAATTACTGAAAGTTATAATTCAGGAACTAATCAAACTACTATTACACTTCCATACCAAATTAAAAATACAATGAAAGTTGTAGGTCGAAGTGGTGCTAGTAATAAAGCAGGTCAGGAAATAGCAACTGTATCTCAAACTGTAGGTGGAACTACTATTGTAGTTACTGGTGATATTACTGCACAAAACTACTTTATAGGTGAACAGTATGAATTTTTATTCCAATTTTCACAACAATTTATACAGGTAGCGGATACTCAAGGTTCAAGAATTTCAGTAAAAGAGGGTAGATTACAAATTAGAAACTGGAGTGTTTCTTTTAATGATACTGGGTTTTTCACTACAGAAGTAAGTCCAGTAGGTAGAGATACGTCTACAACAACATACACAGGGACAATCACAGGTACAGGATTATTAGGAACAGTAAACCTTGAAGATGGAGACTATAAATTTGCAGTTCAATCTGAGAATGACAAACTAACAGTTAAAATAAAAAACAATAGTCATTTACCATCAAATTTTATCAACGCAAGTTGGCAAGGTTATTATGTCACCGCTTCCTCAAGAGTTTAATGGTATTAGAAAAACTATATTTGAAGATATAGATTTTTTAGCACCAAGATTAAGATTTGAGGACAAAAGAGAAATTTTAGATAGTACAGGTCTTAATCCTTATCAAGCATTATCAGAATGTTTTAAGTGTTCTGAAATATCATTAACCATTGTAGATACCAAAAATATTCCTGTAGGAATGTTTGGTGTTTCTGAAGATGGTGCTATTTGGTTATTAGCTACACCAGATATAAAAAGAATACGCTTCTCTTTTTTAAGAGAGAGTAGAAAAGTAGTTAATCTTTTAAATCACAAATATAAAATACTTTGGAACTTCGTAGATTGTAGAAATGAATTACATTTACGTTGGTTAAAGTGGTGTGGTTTCAAATTTTTAAGAAAAATCAATTATGGAGTTAATCAAAAACCTTTTTATGAGTTTATAAAATTATGTGTGTACCACCACAAGTCGCACTCGTAGCTTTAAGTGCAGGGTCTTCGTACCTACAATTTCAACAACAGAAACAGGCACAAAAAAATGCACAAGCACAACAGATACGACAAAATGAAATTGCAAAGAAAAATGCACTTCAAAGATATGCTTCTGAACAATTAAAAATTAGACAAGTTGCACAGCAATCTTCTCAAAAAGGATTTGAAGCAACTCTAAGAGCAAGAAAAGCTAGAGCAGAGTTTGTGACTACAGCAGGTAGTTCAGGTATTGCTCTTTCAGGTTCTACTAATGCTTTACTAGCAGACTTCTATAGAACAGAGGGAAACTACAAAGCATCGTTAGCTAGAAATTTAGATATTAATGTTTCACAGTTTGAAAGAAATTTAGAAGCTATTCAGTTTGGACAAGAAGCACAATCAACTTATGTTCAACCACCTAATCCTGCAATGTTATTTGCGTCAGCAGTAGGTAATGTAGCTAACACATATTATGGCATTGAAATGCAAAAACAAAATATGGGTCTAATGACTAATAATCAAAAAAAGAAATATGGCTCAACTACAAACACAGTACCAAGCCAAACTTATAAAGATGGCTACATTTAATGGGTAGAAAGAAAACAGAATTAAATCTTCAGGCAGAATTACCTGAAGTAAGGTCTACAGATTTTAATTTATTTTACAGACCTGATGTAGCACCAATAGATAAATCAATAGACATCTTTACTAAGTCTATAGATAACTTTGTGAATAATGCAGGTACAGCAATGGTTCTTAATGCTGAAAAGAAAGAGAAAGAAGTAAGTGAAGCAGAAGCACTTAAGCAATTTAACGATAATAGAACAGGTTTTAATGATGCTGTTAAAAGAGGTGAAATACCTAAAGAAGCTAATCCATACTTCCAAGAGAAATATAAAGAATTAACATTAAATAAGAAAGCAATGGAATTTCAGGCAGAAGTATACAAAAAGTATGCCGAAAAGAACGTATTAGATAACCCAGACCCTAATGCTTTTGATAAGTTTTATAATGATGAATTAAAGAACTTTCTTTCAGAAAATAATTTAGGTGTATTTGATGCACTACAATTAGAAAAAGGTTTCTTTAGTGAAACATCTAAAACAAGAAACTCTTTATTTAATACTCATGTTAACTCACAAATGTCAAAGATTGGTGAGGATTACAAAAATAATTTCAAAGAAAGTATTCAAGGTAAGTTTAATAAAAATAGAACTAATGAAGAAATAGGTGCTGACATATCAGCGTTTGTTCAAGATGCTACTAAAAATGGATTATCAAATTCAACTGCACAAAAATATTTATTAGAAAGTTTAAGTGACTGGTCTAAAACTACAGGTGACTTAGAGTTTGCTGAAAGATTACTTAGAGATTTACCTAATTATTTAAAATTAGGAACAGGCAATCTATCAAGTGTAAAAGGTTTACAAAATGATTTAGATGCTCTTAAAGAAAATATTGATACTAGAATTTTACAAAAAGAAAAAGACGAACTTACTAAATTAAATAATCAAACTACAAGAGACACATTAGAAGCAAGTGAATTTGCTAATAAGTATGAAACTTTTTCTGATGCAGTACAAGATAGTGAATACAATGGTTTTTCTAATAATAAAAAAGCAGAAATATTTAAAGAGTTTGAAAGTAGAGAACAAGGTTTCGATAGTCAAACAGACCCAAGAGTAGAAGAAGATTTTTATAAACTATTAGAAGAAAACAAACTTAAAGAAGCAAAAGAATTTCTTAGAAGAAATATTCCTAATATGACTTCAAGTGATTATTCAGAGTTTGATACAGAATTAAAAGCATTTCAATTTACAGAAAAAGATGGATTGTTAGCTTCAGGTTATTACAAACATTGGAAAAATGAAATTGAAGCAATTACTAAATCTACAAATAAAACAAAATACGCTTTATCTAAAATTAGTCCATTAGAACATAAAAAGTTTGAAGCCAATATGAAAGTATGGCTTGAAAATCACCCAGTAGATAAATTTGATAATGCTAGTGACAGAAAAGAAGCATTTGAAAAATATGTAAAAACTGAATACGACAAAGTTTTAGAAATAGCTATTAGTGATGAAGTAAGTGTGACTGATGGTGATATAACTACTTCAGGTAATGATACTACACCAGTTATTGAGAGTGGTAAGCAAAAGAAAATCAAAGCTAACAAAGAAGATTTAACAGGTAAAAAAGAAGAACCTGTAATTAAGAAACCTACTTCTAAAAGAGGTGGTGCTAAACCTGAAAACAGAGCAACAGACCCAGAACTTGAAATAGATTTAGCTAAATTAATTGTTATTCCAAACAACATATCTAAAGGTGAAAGAGTTAAGATTAAAAGAGATAATCCTAACAACACTATTTCACAAGACGAATACGACAGAATTTTCAAAAAACAAAACGACTTACAATTAGCAAAAGGTAATTAATGGCAATAATAGAGAAAACAGCACCTAATGGTCAGGTTATAGAATTTGATACTAATGAATTTAATGAAGAAGAAATTCAGCAGTACTTAGAATTACCTAAGTTTAAGCAAGAAATACCACAAGCTAATGAACAACAAGAAGACACTAAAACAAGAAATATAGTGACTGATATTGGTTTATCTGCACTTGATGGTGTTAGAGATGGAGTTCAGGCTTCGATAGGACTTGTAGAACAATTTGGTGACACTTTAGGAGAAAAGACAGGTTTCTATGGTATTGGTTTTGGTAATGGTGATGGTAAATTCCAATTTTCAGATTTAAAACCAGATTTAATCTCATACAAGGAAGCACAAGATAAAGGTTTAATTGACGATAAGTTAACTCTACCTGATTTTGATAAAGACCCAGAAACAATAGCAGGTGGTATCACAAAAGGTGTCACACAATTTTTAACAGGTTGGTTTACTGGTGGTAAATTATTAAAAGGTGTTAAAGCAGTTTCAGGTACAGGCCAATTAGCTAAGAACGTAGCTAAAGGTGCTGTTGCAGACTTCCAAGCGTTTGACCAAGATAGCGGAAGATTAGCTGACATGGTTAATGAATTTGCACCTGAATTAGAAAACCCAATTATAGATTATTTAGAAAGTGACCAAGATGATACTTGGTATGAAGCAAGATTTAAAAATGCACTAGAAGGTGCAGGTATAGGTGGTGCTTTAGAGGGAGTGTTCAGAGGTTTTAGATGGTACAAAAATAAAAAAGCACAATCTAATGGTCAGGCTTATAGTAAAGAACAATTAAAAGCTGACGAAAAATATTTAGAAGAAAACCCAGATTTAGAAATTGCAAAACCTACACAAGATTTAAAAGTAGATAAAGTAGGTAAAGCTAGAGCAGGTGAAGTTAAAACAGATGAATTTGCTGATACTTATACTGCTAATTTAAAAAGTTTAGAAGATGGTGTTTATTCTTCATTTAAAACATTACAAGATGAAAATGCTAAGAATGGAATAAAGTCAAAAGACTTTGATGAACTATTAGATGATATGAATATTTCTACTCAGTTCAATGTAAAACAATTAGTTGATTTAGATAAAGATGGATTAATTTCTGAAATAGCTTTTGCAAAAACATTTAAGAATTTAGTTAGAAGTAAAAAGATTGTTGTCTCAGATGAAATG